GGTCTATATCCTGTGCTATAGCTAATTCTCTTATTAGATTAGGTATTTTAATGAATGGTGCTAACATAGGGTTAGCAACAGTTTGTAATAATGAAGTTAAGCGTTGAGACCTAACTTCTTTTTGCATAACACTAGCCACTCCTCTAGGTTTAATTTCTAGGTCACCCACAATTTCTGGATTTTCTGTATTAAATTGCATATTCCATTGAAACATTGCTTCACCTAATGGCTTTAACAAGTAATCATCTATATTTTTCATAACTGTTTTTATAGATAGGTTAGCCCCACTTAATAACATAGAAAGACCAGATGATGTTCTACCTGTGCCTGATACTCCTGTTTGCCCGTGCATAACAGAAGGTATTCCTGTTTCTTCATCTGCAAGTTGTCTTGCTTGCATATACATTTGTAAATTTTCTGGTGCTGTATTAGGAAATTTTAATCCATTAATTGCGGTTCCTGTAACACCTGATTGTCGTCTAAAGATTTTTCCGGGAAATATATCCATATTTTGACCCGGTACTAGAGATGCTTCATCAACATCAAAAACTAAATTACCTGCTAAAGCTAAATTATCAATAGCCATTCTAACATGACCATTCATAAGAAGCTGTGCATCTTCCATATTTTCTGGTACACCTACACCAAATAATTGATAAGGGTTTATTTCATATGGTAAAGCTTGATAAGGTATTCGCTGTGGAGTAAAAGGATTTATTGCTACTCGTAAAACATGTGCATTACCAACCCATACATTAACTTGCATTTCATTTAAATGGTCTAATGAACTAGGTATATCAGCACCAATTTGCTCTAATAACTGTCTATCTAGTATACCCCAGTATTCTAATACTTCATATCTATCAGTTGTTGTTCCTTCACCATAACTTTGTTTATCATAAGTTTGAATAATATCTTCATAATATTCTGTAGTGTAATTACCACCCATAGCTAAACATTCTTCAATTGCATCTTCATTAAAAAAAGGCATATTTTTTAAATCACGCATTTGTGAACGTGTAAATTTATGACGCTGTATTACATAGTCACAATCTGATAAACTTGTAGCTGCAGGGTCTGGAAAAAAATCCCAACATGATACTGCTTCTATTTTAGGTATAAGTCTATCATAAGGCGTATACTCTTTTTCTTGTGTCCATTTATGAACTGTTTTATTATAACTTAATGGCCCTTTAATAATTCCTGTACCTAATAAAACTGATTCAAAAATAGAGTGTCGTAAAGTATTTACTGCATTATTATCTAGTAATTGGTCATGAATAACCTTTTCCATTTTTAATGCTGTTTTTTTAGCAGGAGATATTTGTGGCTGATTAGGTAATCTAGCCGCTCCTTCTATTAAATTAGCACCTTCATATTGTTCTTTTAAACCACCAAGTTTATCCATACTAGGTGTTGCTTCTGTAGCACCGGGAGGTAATTCTCTACCATCACCGTCATACCCAAACGGAGATTGTAATTGTTCTTCGCCGGGAACTGCTTGGTGCACAACATCTGCTATACCTTCTGGTACAGGTGTAGGCTCAACTGTTATAGGAAATTTTTTATTAGCAAATAAAACATCAACTATTTGGCCATAGGCCGCTAATGTTTTTGTTTTAGTAATTTTAATAAAAACTTTACTTTTTTCACTATCTCTAAATTGAGTTGTACTATCATAAACTCCTCTATAATTTTTATAAGCTCTTAACCATCTAGATTCATGTGTTTGTCTAGATGATTTTGATTCCTCGTATTTACGAGTTACATGTCCTATAATACCCGGAAGTTCATCCGCATCCATAGTTGAAGCTTGGTCTGTACCTTGCTTATCATTGACCATTAATAGTCCTTATTTTAGTATGCTTTTTGTTTATCTGCGTTTAAAACTGATTTATCTAATGGTGCAGATTTAGCTGTTGGTGTAGCTTGAATAATTGGATTTTCATTTCCTTCTGGAATTTCTTCTTTAAAATCCGGTTTCATTCTAGTTAATGGAGCATCCGCTCTATCAGCTTTTAGTTTATCTGAATTCATTATATAGTCTTTACCATAGTTATAGTTATTATCTGGCATATTGCCTCCTTATTTAAATTTTGGTTTTCGTACTGAGTTGCCATAGACTTTACCTCCCATAGCGTAAGGTTTTCTTTTAACTTTACCTCCTGATTTATAAAATAGAGGTTCAATTGGTTTTTTACTTTGTTCCATAATTTGGTCATATTGCTTTTTTGCATCATAAATAGCAATTGGAGCAAATGCTTTAGTTCCAACTTTACTTACTACTTTACCCATTTTTGTAAGGGTATTATAACTACTTTTTAAAAATGTTCTAAAAGCTTTTTGATATGCAGGTTTATTAAACGTTTTTTCTTGGTCTTTTGTACCTATTTGGTCTAATTTATGTACTATATTTGATTTAGTAATAGTTTTTTTAATGTTATTAGCTTCAGAAGCATCTATTTTTCCTTCTTTAATAGCTAAATCTAATTCTTCTATAGTATTTGATACACCATGTATTTTTGCGTTGTATGCTACATTTTCAAATAATTTATATCCTCGTAAAGTAAAATTAATTTTGTTACTTTGTGCTTTTATTGCATCATAAGGTACTACAGAAGTTACTGTTGATTTTTTCTCTCCTGTAAAACCCCCTAAACTATTTATTAAAGTATTTACAGTTGATTGAGGTTTTACATTTACAAATTTTTTAGCTTTTTCAGATATAGCAGGAAGATTTTTTTTAATTATAGTAGCTTTTGTTTTTAACCCTTCCTTTTTTTTAGATTTTGTTACTCTATCGTTTTTATAATTAGCAATTCTTTCTGTTGCTAAATTTTCTAATTCATAATACTGAGCTTTTGATATAGCATTAAAAACTTTTTTACTACCTATTAAAGACTTAATCTTTCTTTCTAGACTTTGTATTCTAGCTTTTTGAGTAGTAGTGGTTATACCTCTACGCAATGTACTAGTATTAAAAGCGTCAGTAATTAATTTATTAATCTTTTGGTGTGTTTGTCCAAAAATTATATCACCTTTACTTAAATCTGCCATATCTAATAACCAAATGTTGCATCACTAGGCTCATATGCAACTCTATCCTTTATTCTGTTTAGTGTTGTGTTCAATGTAGGTTGATTAGATTGCCTAGTCATAATCATATACCTTAATGCATCATATGCGTGGTCATCAGCTTTTGTATCTACATCTTCTGGATTTGTTTTTGATATAGGTATACTTGCTAATGTTCTAATTAAATTTGTACAAGTACTAAATATTTTTAATTTAGGTTCTGCTGTTCTAGGGTCTATTTGTAATCTTCTATGAACTTCTACTTTACCAGAAATTCTGTCTCTATCAGCAGGTAACCAACGAACACCATTTCGTATCATTGTTTCTGCTATACTTGGGCCTAAACCAACTTTATTCCAACAACTTGTATCTAAAATAGATAGAGCCATTTGAGGGTCAGTTCTTTCCATTTCTAAAATCATTTTAGCTAAAGCTTCACCTGTATATCCTGCTGAGTACAACTCACGATAAATATAAATATTACCATCAAAGTCTACTGTACCCCATAATACACAAGATGGAGAAGCATACCCGTAGTCAGCCGCTCTAAATCTTTGCCATCCTATAGGAACTTCAAATGGTTCCATAGTATGTAAATGTCTAGAGAACTCTGGAAAAGCTGCACCTTCAGCAACTTCCCAATCTCCTTCTAATAATCTTTTTCTTTCTACATCAGGTAAGGAACGAAGCATTGCTTCATACTGACCATCTTGCATTAAGTAAGGATTATCAGTTAGTCGTGCAGGAATAAACTTTCTTTGAAATAAAGGTTGTCCTGCCTTTTCGTGTTGTTCTGGCCATTTATATATTTCACCAGAATCAATATCTCTAGCTGCAAATGTTTCATGCGGAGGTGCGGGGTCAATATACATTTTTTTAACCCACCATCCCCCTAAACCACCGGGGTTGGCTGTACACCTCATATAAGGTTTTATTTCTTGGTTGGTTGTTCTTAAACGAGAACGTAAGTACTCCCACACAAAAGGTGTAGGATAATGTGTTATTTCATCTATACCTATCCAGTTAAAAGCTTGTCCTTGATATCTAGTAACATCTTTATCTCTATCTAAGTAAGAAAACCAAGCGGTTGCTCCACTAGGAAATATCCACATGGATTTAGATTCCTTAAATACTGCTCCCGGAAATGCTTTTGGATATAATTGCTTGCTTTTGTCAATCAACTCTGTTAATTCATCGAGTGTTCTTCTAATTAACAAAGCCCTATGGTCGGGTAAATGAGCATATCTAAGTAAATCAGCTAGTAGAGCATATGATTTTCCACCGCCTGCTGCTCCTCCATATAGAACATCACGTTCTGGAGATGCTAAAAAGTCTGTTTGTGGGCCTTCATTTGGCTTAAAAATAACATTTTCTTGATTTACCTGTTCTTTTACAGCTTTTGGTGCTATTTTTAAGTCATCTTCTGTTAAAACAGAAGGATTTTTACCTGTTAAAGTTCCTTCTATCTTTTTTAAGCCAGATTCTATGTATCTAACTTTATCTCTTTGTGCTTTTACCTGCTTTACTTTATTTTCAGCAGTTTTTTTAGCTTGACGAAGCTTTTTTTGAGCCGCCATGCGTGCCTTTGTTGCAATACTATAGTTATATTGTCTTTTAGGCTTTGGAGGAGGTACTTCATTCACTCTTTTCTCCTAATACCTTTTTTCTAAGACCTTGGGGGGATATTTTTCTGCCTGTTGTGGCTGAGAGCCAAGTAGCAACTTCCCTATAAGAGCAAGATTGAAGATAATTTTTTGCTTTTCTATAAGCCTCAAGCTCTTCTGAGATGGGTAATAACGTTTTTTTGTCTGTTTCATCTAATTTATATCCGAATGGTATTGTTGATGTTTTTCTTGTGTCTTGGGTGGTTGTGCTTTTCTCCATGCTAGGTAAACTATAAATTTATTATGTAATTGTTGGGGTTTAAGTGTTGATGGGTCTTCATTAAATTTTTCTCGTATCCAGTCATGAAATTTAGGGCTTTTTGTTGTTAAAAAGGGTTTGGGCATCTAATACTTAGGTTTCCTTACTCCTCCACCTTTTGCGTAGGTCTTTATCTTTCCACCTTTATTCTTTTTATCTTTTTCTTTTCCTAATCCTCTTTTTCTTAGTAATTTAGATAAACCTATAGAAGCACCCATTACGGTAGGAGGTGCAGCAATTATTGTAGCAACATCAGCAGATGTTGTTTCTAAAAAATCTCTTTTTATACCATCTTTCCACATTCTAAATGTTACTCTATTTTTATTAATTGGTGTTGATTCAGGATAACCTGTTTTTGTTTTTTTACCTTTTAAATCTATATCCTTTTTTAATTTCTTTTTAAAAATTGGTTCATTAGCCTTTTTAAGTATCTTTGATTTTGCTGCAGCTTTATCAAGTTTGTCAAAAGTTTTTTTAGCTGCATCATAGGCTTTCTTACCATACTTAGCTATTATATTAGCACGGCTTACTCCTGCAATAAGTAGTTTAACTATTATATTCATTTGTATTTACTACTCATTTATTATTTTTTCCTCTTGTTTGCTAGGTAATAAGACAACACCATGAATTGCTGTTACATTGTGGTCTACTGTCTCTCTAGAACCTATACCTATACGGTTTAAAAGGCTCTCTGCGGCTTTTAATCTAAGCTCGCCCTTGGGGGTTGTTCCATCTTCGTCTAAAGCACTTATTAAATTGTTAGCGGCTTTCATTCCATGTGTCGCTAAATAGTTCTGTGTTCGTTCTACTATCTCATTAGAAACTGAATTAACTAACCAAGAGCGTGATGTAGGCTCATATCCTGCGGTTTTCATTGCTTGGGGTACACTTCCACCGTTATCTATAAGAGCATCTACAAATGCCTCTTGTTTTTCTGTTAGTTCTTTTTTTTGTTTAGGTTTTTGAGGTAGTAGGTTCATTTAATATCTAACTTTTCTAACTCCGCCGCCTTTAGCATAGCTTTTTTGGTTAGCCATACCTTCTGCCCGTTCAGCATCAGTTAATTTCTTAAAACTTTTACCTTTATTTTCCCTCATCATCCTTTTATATGCATCCATATCTTTTTTTAACTGTGATGGTAAAGGTATATTCTTTATTAAAAAAGATGGAGGTAGTGTAGGAAGTTTTTTATTCTCTCTTTTATTATCTCTATACTTTTTAAAAAACTCTCTAAGTTTCTTTAAATAATCTTCTTGTGTTTTTTTTCTAGTTATGTAGTCTAACTTTGTTTTTTCTGTCATTTTATGTTATCCCCCAAGGTGTTACTTAGTACAGACTGCACCATATCTCCCTTTTGTGTTTACTAATTAAAGTGGTGGAGTATGTGCTTGTTTTGTACTCACCTTATTATATTATACACGGTATTTACTAGTTGTCAAGCTTTTTCTTTAAAAAAAATAATTTTTTACTTGACAAATACGCACACAGGTGTATAATAGGAGATACCCCCCTACCCGGGGGCTTACATCTATTATATAGATATATATGTAAGGGTACCGTAGGGGCAAGCGATTCCTAGTTAACAGGGTAATTTCTATAAAATTCTATTCACTTTGTATAACCCTTACCATACCACCCCCCGTGACCCTATAGTACCCCCAAAAATATATATATTCCGCCATTTTTTACAATAAGGGGTACTGACCAATAACGAACTATTACTTACGATAATTACAGTTGTCATTAATGATAATTATACTTATCGTAACTAATAAATCAAGGTAGTCGGGGGAACTGGGGGCAACCTAAAATGAACTCTAAATTTATTCTAGATATAATCTAATAGAATGACTGGGTATTTCCCTTTTTTATTTAAGGGGCTTTTCGGGTACACCCGCATAGAAAACTAGGCTGACAATTTTAACTAGTTTCGATTTAATTCTAGGCTTATTCCCTAGCCCATTTGCGAACAATAAGCACCCTAAAAACCCTTAGATTTTAACACATAAGCCACTAATTGAAGCTAAGTGTAAACTAGGCTTAAACCCTCAATAAATCTGGATGTATCCGCAAGAATACCCGAAATAAAAAACCCCGCATTTAGCGGGGCTATACTTAAAGTTATAAGTTAAATTAACAGTTTTTAAATTCTTTTATAGCTAATTTTTTAACTGTCTCCTTGTTATTATTGTAAGATTGATAAATATGACCCCTTTTTTTTGGGTATTTTTTACCATTAATCAAAACCATATAACCAATGCAAATAACTATAAAATCATATTTTAAATAGGTTACAGGTTTAACTACTATTTTTAATTTATTCATAAATACACTAAAAACTAATTTTTGATTAAATACAACCCCAAAAGAAAAAAGCCCCGCTTGAGTTCTCCCAGTTCTCAGTATGCGGGGCTAATTAGAAGGAATTAATGAAATATCTATCTAATATCTATTTCCAATAAAATGCAAGTATAAAACAACCTACACAGATTATAAGCATAAATAAGATTAAATCACTAAGCATAAATTAAGTACCTCCATTAATATCTATATATTCTGGAACTCCTTTAACCTCTAAATGAGTACAACCAAGCTTAATAAGTCTTTTTTGTAGTTCATCTCTAATAGTTTTTGGGGTTAAATTAACAGTAGGGGTATTAATCATAAAATCGTACATACTGGAATAAGCTCTTATAAGCCCGTGTTCTCTACCCCTTAAATTATGCGGTTTTTCAAATTTTAAGAAATATTCAGTATTTACTCTATCCTTCTCTAATTTAGTTATCATTCGTACCTCCAAGTGCTTTTCTCATATTTTTATCAAAAAGGTTATAAGTTTTATCAATTCTAGCGGTAAACTTTTTAAGGTCAAATCTGGGGTTAGAATCTTGGCAATACTTAATCATTCTATCTAGCTTTTCATGGTAAGCGATTAAACAATCATAAAAAAACTTATCATGTGCTAATTCATCCGCTAATACCTCAAAATGTTTCTGAGTCATATAAGGAGTACTAGGCATTAAGACCCCCTACAAGTTTTTTAACAGTATTTAATTTATTATAATCATTAATACTTATATCTAATATTCCTTGATTATTATTTTCATCAAATAATATAATAGTTCGCATTTCTTCATCATTATGTAAATCTGCAAACATAACTGGATATATGTATTTCGGATTAAGTTTTTT